TAAACACAAAAACACCCAATAGTTTGTTGACTATGGGGTGTTCTGTTCTATTTTTGAATAGTGGGAATATAACAGAATCCTTCGATGTGTATTCATCGAAAAACATTTTAGCAGTATCTTTATTCTCTACATAGTAAACCATAGGGGAACAAATATACGAAAAAATATTAAGAATTCCAATATTTTTCTTGTAAAGGTTTCAAATCAATTGGTTCTCTCTTCATATGTGAACCCTGATTGAAGTATGCACCCTTCTTAAGGTATCCCCCTAATAGGTTTCTACGGAATCTGTTTGAGTTGTTTGGCTCTGAACCATGTACACAATGCGAGTGGAGTAAAACTACCTGTCCCTTTTTAAGAACTCCTTCTACTTTACGGAAATCGTGTCCCTCTGGCATAATACAAGGTTTACCTCTTTCATTTCTCCAAAAGTTAGGATTAGTTTTAGCTCTTTCCTCATCCACTTCAATTGGTAAAGTTGGTAAACGATGTGAACCTTCGTAATTCCATACTGCTCCATTACCCTCATCGTGGTTATCTAATGCTAATGCAGTATTGATAATCTCATTGTGTCCACAACCTGTGTAGAAAGCATTTTGGTGCATATCTCTACCTAATTGTCCAGGTGGTTTGAAATAAGACCAAGTTTGCATACCAACGATATCACCACCCATAAGGTATGTACATGCTTCGATAATCTTTGGATGAACAAAAATTCTCTCTATTTTTTCTGAAATTTTATGTGGATATGAAAACGGGTCCCACTCTCCCCATTCTTTACCGTCTGGAGTAAGTGTTCCTTTTCTTTCCTGACGAAGTCTTTCTAACTCATCATTTATTTCATCACACTCTTCTTCGGTAAGTAATTCTAAGGTTGTAAAACCTCTGTATCGCCAATCAAATGTAATCTGTTGGACTTCTAAATCTGTAAGATGTTTGAACATAACTTTGTTGTTTATTATAACTATAAATATACGATGAATTATTTAATTTTCCAAATAAATTTATGATTTTAATTACCTCTATAAAATTGTTTTAGATTAACTAAGTATAGGTTTATATCCGGCAAAACCTTCATTGCTTCAGTAATAGACCTTTTATTTGAGTTAATTACGGATGGTATTAAAGCTCCCTGAGTTGTATATGAATCTTCTAAGTTACCACTTATTCTCCAATTAATTTTTACTCCTCTATAAAAATTGGAATTATTAAATTTATAAAATATCTCTTTATCCACTTCAAAAATAGGAGAACCAGATGTATCTCTCAATTGTACAAAATATCGTGTTATCACACCTTCATTGTAATTATCTTGAGTAGGTGTAGGAAAAAAAGTTCTAGGTATTTTTGTATTAACAACTACGTTTTTTAGAGTTTTATATTTTTTTATCAAATCATTCATATGCTTATCCTTTATAAAATGGTCTAAAACGTCCAGACACTTCTGTAATCCATTGTTTAGTATCTACTTTATGTGTAATCTCTTCTACCTGAAAAGCACCTCTTTTATTATATTGAGGAGGTAATCCAATAACTCTATATAAATGCCCAACCTTAAATCCACTCATTCCCAAAACGGTAAAACTAAATTCAACATCTAAGGGTCTTCCAGTATATGCTTCTCCAGTTCCCTTTACCCCATTCATATTTGTTCCTGTCTTTCTTATATCTGTAAATACCTTTTTGTTAAGATACATTCCAGCTCTTCCCCATGCATCAACATTATTTTCTTCAATTTGGTCTTTATCTATAAATTCAGGATTCATTATGATTTTTACATTTCTCCTCAAATCTTTCCATGCATTATCCTTTGTATCATCAGCCTCTATTGTTTGGTCAGGTTTAGCTGTTTGAGTTTCTACATTTAATTTTTTAAGTATGTTATCTTTTTGATTAGAAAATAGACCAGTTAATTCATTAGGGTTAGATACCTTCCCATCGGTAGCTTTCTCCATATAAACCTTTGAAGACATTTCCTTAGATATAGTTAAATTAAAGTTACAATCTAAAAAGAAACTTTTTGTACCTATCATATTAAATTCAACAATACTACTACCTCCACTTGGGTTTCTTAAATTTCCATCTGCGATAACTAATGTTCCTCCGTTTTCAATTATTTGAAATCCCCACATACCATCAACTGCTTCACTCATTACACTTAACACTCCATCCAATACATCTTTAATAGGTCGAGTTACATCTCTCCATGCCTGAATTGCTACTTCCATATCAATAAAAACATCACCTATCCAACCACAGGTTCCTGGAGCTATAGTTACACTTTCACTTCCTTTAGTATATGTTTGACCACCTTCTCTAGGAAAACTTATTCCTCCTACCGATGTATCAATCGTAGCTGCTCCTTTTCCAGTTGGTGCAGATGCTACATAATATGGTTCATCATTTAAAAAGTTATAAGATTTTTTATTTGGAATAAAAACCCTCTCATCGGTAGAAAATATACCTGAGAAAGAACTTATAAATATTTTTGGTGCATCTCTAGTCCCAATATCCATTGTAAAATCCGCTGGTGCTCCTTCGCCTGTTTCGAATTTTACTCTCATTTGATTTAATATTTCTATAAACATATAGAAACTCAAATATTTTTTGCTTGTTATAGGGCTTTCCGAATCAGTTGCGGTCATTTGTTTTCCTTGCCACACCATATCACCGGAGAATGTGTTATTAAACATCCCCTTTGTTGTTTCAAATTTCGCCTCATCTAATGCTGATTCATTGAAATTTACAAAGTCACCTTTTGGATTACCTTTAGCTACCGCAGCTAATACGGGTACAGTTCTAAATTCAGCAGGAAGTTGATTAAAAAAATAAGACATGTTTACTACTGGGTCTTTTGCTTCTTCTTGTTGTGTTATAAGTTTACCTGGAACTACAAATGGTGATGGTTTCTCTGCTACAGTATCAACCTGTACTCCTTCCTGAGAATGATTCATAAGTATTTCTCCCATAGTTGTAATCTTACAACTAATGTTAAATTCCTCACCACTTATACCAGATTCCCCACCTGTTATAATACCCACTAAATTATCATAACAACCTCCATTTGAACTTCGTATATCAAACAATGCATCTGGATTTCTATTATATTTGTTTACGTTAGCTGCATTAGCAGCAATCGGCCCTACACTTTTTCCTTTTGAAATAGAATAATTCCATCCCCATTGTACCATAATACTGATACCAGGTTCCATAAAATATTTTTGCATTTCAGTAAGTTGCTCAGGTGTAAAACATTTAATTTTTAATGTTGCCATTCTTAATGTTCCCCTATTTGCAAAGTCAATTGAAAAATCTGTAATGATTGGGTTTGGTCGATATTTCATTTCCGATGTAGTATCATATGAAGCATTACCTCCACCAAATATACTATCATACTTACCACTTGATAATGTAAATTGCCCTCCTAAATTAGAAGTTGCTGAAATCCAAGGTACTAGACGTGAAACTTTTATTGGGTCTATTCTAGCCTCCAATTCCTTTACAATATAATCATCTATTGATTTGTACCACGGAAATCCTACTGCCATAATTTTATAAATTATTTATTATCAAAAACTTATCCTTTGGAATTCTTAGTTGAATACCAGCTTCAACTCCTATATTTACACCATTCAAATTATTTGCCTGTGCAATTATCCACCATAATCTACTATCGTTATAAAATTGATTAGCTAATAAATCCAATCTATCTGAATCCTGAGTGATAATATAGATATCATCATCTCTTTTTTCAATGGTAGATGGAATATTAGTTTTTAATACCTTCTTACCATTTGCCAATTTTTTTGTTCCTACTTTTTCGTATCTCATATTAAATAGTATTTTTATTAGCACTCTTACTAATAGGTTTACCATATCCGTAAAGATTATTCTGAGTTGTATTTCTAGACTCAATAAATGTTAATCCGATTGATGCGTTTATTATCTTAGGTAATTTGTAATGGTCCATATTTAAATCACCCGAATTATAATTAATTACGTTTTCCTTTGCTTTGATATTAGAACTATTTGTTCCTTTATTATATACCTCATTATTTTCTACTTCAAACTTACCGTTTTTTTGAGTTTTTTTAACACCACTCATAGATAACAATTTAGAGTTATTATCTGCTCCAACATTAAATCTACTATTAAAATCAACGAAACTACCAGCTTTTGTTTTTATTTTATCACCACCCAATTCCCATAGATTTTCCGATTCATCTATTGTATATGATAAACTATCTATAAAACAAACTTTATCAATATATAAATTACCAAATGTAAAATATATTAAGGTAGGTTGAAATATACCACTTCCAGTGTAAGAATCTGGATATGTACAATGTGAAATAAATTCTAATCTTCTCCACATTAATACTAATTCAGGTTGAGACATTGCATAACTCTTAAAATTAAAAGTTAACTTTCTCTCTACACTTGTAAAGTTATAAAAATTAAAAGGATGTCCCAACATTCTACTTGAATCCCATCCTGGTGAAAATGTTTCGTTAAATCCTGTTACTACTGAACGTACATAAACTGCACTACCATCGTTTACTTTTTGAAAACGTAATGGTATTAAATCTACTTCAGAAATATCAGTTCCGTTTATTTTGGTAGTTTGTAATTCTGATTCTGTAAATTTACCGGTTTGATTTAATATATCTCTATCTGTATATAATCCTCTTCTTTTTCCTAATTCATTATTTAAAACTGCATCTTTGTTATAGATAGATTTTTTAGCAGTATCCTTTGAATATCTTGTTATTTCCTTTTCTTTTAATGGAGCCGGTTTTAAAAATTGTAATAGTGTATTATTTTTAAGTTTACCCTCTATTAACGCGGCTGAACCTGTTGCATAAGGATTTACATATGTATTAAATTCTGCTAACTTCTTCTTAGTAGGTTCTCCAAATTTTTTATGAGTAGTATCTTCTGATAATACTAATCCATATGTACTTTTATTTGACCATCTAACTTTTCCAAAAACTCCAGTTGTACCCTTTAATCCTTTTACGTTTGAGGTAGAAGTAATATCAATTTGGTTATACGAATCAGCTTTTGTAAGTTCAACCATTGAAGTTTCGTAGGTATTTCCATCAAAATACTTTTGGTTAAAAAACTCACCAAATTTATCTAAACTACCCGATGTTATAGGTACAACTTTATTATTATTTCCTAATGTATTCCTAATCGCCCCTTTTGCTAAACCTATACCACCTCCAATTACCTGCTTAGATGCCTGTTGAGGAGTTCCTCTAGCAGTATCATTTAGATATCTACCAATTAGAGAACCTGCTGCATCTTTTTTTATCTTAGCAATTGTTTCATTTGTTAGCGGTTCTTTCCCTTTTTGAAATGCTTCTTCCGCTCTCAATGATGATGGATATATTGTAGTAGGTATTCCTAAGAATTTATTTACTTTTCCAGCAAATCCATTTGAATTTTTTAATATCGATACTACTGCTGCGCTATCTTCATTTGTTTTAGCCGCAATCATACCTTGTATAAAAGAAGTTGTTTTTTGTTGTAATCTTACTATATCAGTACCATATAAAGTAGGTTCATTTATAAATCTCCTAACCCTTAATCCTGTTGTTTCTTGTTCAAACGCAGTTTCTTTTAATGGGTCTTTCGTTCCTAATGCATTACCCAAAAAATTACCTACTCTATTATTTCTATCAATAAGAAATTGTCCGCCTTGAGAAGTACCACTTGTAGGCGGTGGTTGAGGTATTTGTCTTGATACCTTATTACTTTCGAAAAGTTCTATTATTGATTTTCCCATTATTAGCTTATTGGATTTCTAACTGCATTTGCTGCAATTTTTGCGTTCATTTTCTGGCCATCTATATTAACTGCAATTTTACCTGCAGCCAAATCAGCTCTCATTCCTTGCATTTCAGCAATTAATGAACTAACTAATGCCGCAGTTCCTCCTCCATCTCCACCACCAATTTGCCCAGCTAATGCTGATGGGTTTTTGGAAGCAATTAAGAAGTCTGCAGGGTCTGTTGATATAACCTGACCATTTTGCATAACACCATCATTAACACTTTGAGTTGCTTCACCACCTCCTGCTTCTTCACCACCCATTCCGAAGAAACCTTTAACCATTTCCCAACCTGATTGTATAGTACTGATAAAACTCATAATTGGTTCTACTAAATAAGTTTGTAAAAATCCACTTATCATATCTATACCTCCAAATACAAAATCAAACAATACTGAGAATGCTCCAACTAAAACATCGATAGCTCCACCGATTACAGTACCTAATAATTCTCCTATAAATGAAAACACAGGAAGAATAGGAGCAATTCCTTCCATTATTTTATCTTTTAATTCTCCAAACTTTGCAAATAATGGTTGCAAAGAATCTGATACCATATTAAGTGGAGTGAATAACCCTTCCATAATAGCACCAGCAATTGCAAATATTGGTTTTAGTATTGCCATAAATACATTCCAAATAGCACCAGCTATTCCAAGTGTTATTTTAAGCATACTACCTATTGCATTAAACGCTGGTAATAATACACTACCAATCATATCCGATAAATCAGTAATAACCGGTATTAAAAATGCACCAAGTGGAGCAAGCATATCCATAAATCCAGTACTTATTGCCCCAGCTGAATTTGATAACTTATCCATTTGGGATTGCATATCTTTCTGAGATGCCATTTTTTTATTTTGTAAATCCAAATCAGCAGCACTTATTTGAGTTATATCTTTTCCAGCATCCATTAATGCATGTGCCGCTGCTAAACGACCTTCATCTAAGTTTCCGAATTGTTTTTGAATTCGTTGCATATTAACCAATTCCTCAACTGATTTACCGGTTGCCTTAGCTAATGCTTCTTTTGAGTACATATCCATTTTATTGATATCACCCACCTTCATCATTTCTTCCATTATGGCCTTTTCTTGCTCATATTGGTTTCCCGCAAATGCCGCTGCTCTAGCTTTTTCTAAGTTTATATCAGCACCTAACATTGCACTTGCTTCTAATTCATTTGCAATACTACTTTCAAAATCTAATAATGCTTCAGATGATTTAGAAGCACTTTCTAATGAAGAACCCATTGCAGCTAAACTTACTGCTGATTTAGCTAATTCTTTTGGTGAACCTCTAAAAAACTTAAGAGCATCTCCGCTATTATCAGCAATATCTTTCATTACTTGTTGAGGTGCAACTCCTGCTAACTTACTCATCTCAACAACTGACATACTTATTGATGCAGCCTGAGCTTCAGTTAATCCGCCCAAATTCTGCATCACTTTATTTACTTTGGAAGCTTCTGCAAAACCTACTCCAAAGTTTTTATTCATTATAACTAAAGATTCTACAGTTGATTTTGCAGGTTGTTGAATACCATCAAATGCGGTTACAAATGCTCCAGCTGCAGAAGCAACATCTTCAGCAGTTGCACCTAAATTTGCATATTCTACTGATACACTTGAAATAGTACTTTGTAATCCCTTTGTTTGAGAAACTAATAATCCAGTGGTATCTCTAAATTTCTGAGCTGCTGCATCTATTTCTGAAAATCTTTTTATTCCAATTGCTATTGCAGCAACAACTAATCCTATTATTACTAATGGTGATGCAAACGCAGCCATTAATGATTGGCCTAATGCAGGTGCCGCTCCTCTTAATGCCTGCATACCAGATAATCCACTATCCAATCCTCCTTTAAAATTTGTTACAAATCCTTTTGCAGCATCTCCTAATTTACTTTTAATAGCATCTCCACCAACTGATGCAACTTTGGATAACATACCTCCAACTATTGGTATTTCTTTTAAACCTGATGTTAGTGAATCAAAGCTAGATGATAATGAACTAACCATATCATCAGCAACATCTCTAACCTTTTCAGTTGCTGCTAATCTTTGCTCTTCAATTTTTAAACCTTCTTGAGTAAGATTTATGGTATCTATCAGTTGTCTTCCTATTGCAGCATTTGCTCCAACATATCTACGGGCTATATCTGCTTTTTCAGTTTCTAATTCAACAATTTTTTTATTTACTTGCTCTGAACCTTGTAGTGTACCAATTCCAGATTTAAGTCCATTTAAATATTCTAATGACCTTTGACCGTTTATACCATTTAATCTAATTGATTCATTAATCTGAGTATTCATAGCACCAATCATAGATTGCGAAAAAGACAAAGCTTCATTATACTCCTCTTGAAGTTTAATACTTTTTCTCTGTTGCTCTGGTATTCGGTTATCCGAATCGGTTAATTGTGCCATTATTTACTAAAATTACTTAATATTTAAGATATGCTTGTAAAGGTGTGGTATAGGTTTACCATCTTTTTTCAATTGTTCTACCTTATCCCTAAGAGCTTGCATATCATTATCTAATTTTTTTGTCATAGCAACAAAATCTTTATCGCTTGATAATTTACTTACCAATGCTTTTCCAAAGATATAATCGATAATACCTTCTCTCAAAGAGTGTTTTTTAGTAAGTGCTTCCTTAATACGGTTTATGTGAGTTATATTCATTTGTGTATAAATTTACTAATATAAATATCATTATAAAAAAAATGAGAGTTAACGATTAACTCTCACTTTAGATAGATTCGGCCCTTTTGATAGGCCTTTATTTTTTGATACCTTTTCGTTTTGTTCTTTTTCAGTTTTTTTCGATTGTATTAATTTGTTATAATAAAAATTTCTTATATGAACCGGCATCTGATATACATCCGAATATATAAACCCATTTCCATAATAACATAAATCAAATATCTGACTGTGTAAAATTACTGAATAATTACTCGGAAGGCCAAAAAAAGCCTACGCCCATCGGAATCGAGCGTACCTCCTTTTCTCCTGTTTCAGGGCTTTCATATTCAAATTCCATTTTTACATCCGGAGAAACACTCTTAATATATTCTCTAAATGCTCTAGTATCTCTAGCTAAAAATCTATTATTAATAAAATCTATAATTGATTTACTATCAGTTTTACCATCTACTTCCTGAATCATATAACGATATCTAGTAGTTAATTCTGAACTTATACCTCCTTTATTAAATTTAGCTAATGCTTTAATATCCTCTTCAATCTTTTGTTCATCACCATGTGATAACAATTTGAATACTAAATTATTCCCAGATGTAGTAGTATATGGATATCGGTTATCTCTTCTTAATTTAGTTAAATCAATATCCTTTGTTTGAACTTTTGATAAATCTACATCTATTTTTTCCTTTTCTCCATTATCATTGGTAACTTCAATTGAATATAAAGGACCATACCCTAAAATACGAGTCGCTAACATAATAGCGTTCTTGTCTCCTATTAGGATTTCGTTTATATCAATATCTTTATCAACAACAATTGATTCAAATAGTTTGTTTAAAACGATACCTTTTTTAATTAGGTTTTGAGATGTAAGGATTTCTTCCTCCCTAGCTGTCATATACTTAATCTCTATTGTACCCTTTGATAATGGGGATGTTTCAGGATATCCCTTTCCTTCAGATGGAAGTGTTATAACCTCCGTTGCGAAATCGTACTTTTGCTCTGCCATAATAATAACTTATTGTTTTGTATATAAATATATATATCACAAATTTTCAAAACAAAAAAACCCCCACCATTTCTGATGAGGGCTGTCCTTCGGTAGCATCCGTAAGGAATATTTTTTAGAATTCTAAGATTGCATAATCATAAGTAAGTTCTAATACGATTGTAGTAGGGTCAGTAGCATTACTCCAATCCAAATCACCGAAGTTCGCTGAAGTGATAAATGCTCCTTTTAATTTCCACTGCTCAATCTTATCACCTACTGGACCTAACATATAGAAATCCACATCCTTCTTATAGAACTCTGCGTATCCATCTCTACCTGTTAATGATTCATGTGATGTTCTCACCCACTCCATTACCGCTTGTGCTCCAGAAGGAACAATTGGGTCGTAAAGTGTAATTTCTAACGTAGACCAATCTCCTTTTCCTTTTAACTTTCTTTTGATGTTAATATGGTCTAATACCACAGGTTCAAAAGTGATTGTAGGTCTGTTACCAGCTTTCACTAAATATGAAGGGATACCGTCTATTTCGAAGATGAATCTATTTTTCATCTTAGGTTCGAAATTGGTATAAAACATTTCGTTAAATTCTAATACTTCTGCCATTTTTTATTTCTTTTATATAAATATCAATTATCGAAATTATACACTAAATGATGCTCCTGTTGGTAAGATGTTGAAATCAATTACGATGAATTCAGCTGTCTTAGCAGGTTGTAAAAACACAGAACCTTGTAAAATGTTTCTGTCGATTACATCTGGTGTATTATTACTTTCATCCATAACCACTCTAAATGCGTAAAGTCCTTGTCTTTGTTGAACTGCTTCTAAGTAAGGGTTTACAGTATTTAAGAATTTACTTCTTGTTTGTGCCGTATTTTGTTCGAACACTAAGAATCTTGAAGTAGATGCAACAAACTTCTTTAAGTTAATTAACAATCTTCTTACGTTGATTCTATCTAATGCAGATGCTTTATCTTGTAAAGTCTTCTGTCCAAATGCACTAATACCTTGTCCAGGGAATGTAGCGATTGGGTTAACTTTTCCTTCGTATAATGTATCTCTCTCTGATTGAGTTAATCTATTCAATACTTGAACTGCCCCTGCAATACCACCTCTGTTTAAACCAGCTGGTGCGAACCACTCAGCACCTAATCTATCATTTTGTGCGAATGTACCTGCTAATAATACTGATGGTGGAACTGCTACTAATTTGTTAGTATTTACATCAATTGTTTTAATCCAAGGGTAGTAAGTAGCTACATAGTTAGTATCTTCTCCTGCTGCTTGCTCAACTGCTTCTGAAATAGTAGCACTTGCACCAGCAAAATCTGCAATATAGAATACATCTTCTCTTTCTTGACAAATATCGATTGCCTTAGTTGTTACATAAGGATGATATTGTCTGATAATACCAGGAGTGATTAATAAGTTGATATCATATTCATCAGGATTTTGAACAGCGTTTAATGCTTTAGCATAAGCTACTGAACCACTTGTCGTTGATGCTGCACAATTGAATCCTTGTGTATTTGTTGCACTAATATCTTCTCCCTTATTAATTGTTACAGTTGGGTCAATTCCATCCCATCCACCTTGAAAAGCCAAAGTGAAGTTTCTCATTGCGGTTTGAGTTGAATCACTTGTTTCAGCTGCACTCAATCCTAAACCATATCTTGAGAATGAAGTAACTCCTTTAGGATTATCTAAACCGAAAGAGTAGTTAGCACCATTTCCAGCACCTACAGGTATTGGAGCTAAATAGTTTTTGTTGTTATCAGCTACGATTGCAGTTTCGAAATCAAATCCACTTGAGAATATTGATGAACTAAATGAAGCTGATGTATAAGTTACAATTGGGAATAACGCAGTTAAATCAGTTGAATCCGCTGCGATACAATTAACAGGTAATTCATACTTATCATGTCCAAAAGGAATAGCAGTTACAGGATATGTAGTAGTTGATACTTCAACTCTAATAAACTTACTTCTATTTTGGTAATCTCCTGATTCAGTAATTTTACCTACTGCATCAATTGTTACATCTCTATCACCAATTCTTCTTCCAATAAAGTTAGGAGAAGATGGGTCTAATGTTAAATTATTATATTGTTCTAATATTGATTTTCTCTTATCTGTATCATCAAATGCTCTTAATACTAAACTGAATGTTCCGTAATCTGAACCATTTGAAGATTTGATGTTAGAAATTTGAACTTTGAATCTTACGTTCTCTGCGTTTCCATCAGCTATAGTATGAATTCTAAATAAGTTATATCTAGTTGTTCCATTGTATAATTGAGATTGAATATATGGAGTGCTTGCATTACTTGCATCAGCAGTAAAGTTTTGTGCAGATAAAGTTTCTGAATCCGATGCAAAAACTACATCAGCATCAATAGTTGAAGATGATAAAGCAGTTTTAGTGTGGTCAAAGTATTTGTAAGCGTATGCTAATCTGTTAAATGAAGGTGAAGTTCCTAATACATCATCGATTGAATCAGCTGAACTCTTTTTCATATCCATTCTATATTGAGCAGTAGAACCTGTAATAGAGAATACCCCAAATTCAGCTGCACCAACTAATGTACTATTAGCTATAGTGAATGATGAAGAATTTGCAGATGAGCTATGTGCCAATACTGCTACCATTTGTTTAACACCAGTGGTAGTATCATTTGCGATAACCGCTAATGAACCTCTTTGAGAGTATCCACCGATTCCACCAACTCTTACAACAGTTACAGCACCAGCATCTCTTAGATAGTTCTGAACTGCATATCCTGTGTAGTAATCTTTTGGAGTACCGAAAATACTTTCATACTCAGCCTGTGTTGTTATTAAAGTAGGAATGAAAGCTGGTCCTTTTTCAGTTGGTCCAACTATCGCTGCTCCTATTTGCGATATACCTTGTGGTAAGAAAGAAAGGTCGTTCTCTCTTGTAAATACCCCAGGTGATACAATTTTTTCTGCCATGTTATCTTTATTTAAAAATTTTTAGATTTCCTCCATATAAATATCAAAAGAAACTTCCAAAATATTATTGAATTGGTTTAAATTCTCCTGTAACCAAATCTATATTCCCTTCTCCGTAATTATTCTTTAATTTTTCGAATAATACTTCCTCTTTTTTTTGAATTTCTTTAAGGGAGATGTAGTTTGGTTCGTTTTCTTCTTCCAATTCTTTTATTCTCGATTGAATAGAACCAATAGTTGCAAAGATGTTTGCAAATTCATTTCGTAACTGAACTATTTCGTTTAGTTCATCTTGAGATAACTTTTTGTTTTCCATTTTTTAGTTTGTTTTTAATTATGGTATATATCTATAAATATTACGATATTTTCGTAACCTTATATTTAGCTCCAAAATTATCCAAACTTTCTAATTCTTCCTTCTTTTCATTTGCTTCAGCCTCAGTTTCAAACACTTCAACCCCCTCAAATGTCTCATCTTTGGAAACATAGATTCTCTCCATCAATTTTCCATCAGTTACTAATTGTTTTGTTATCTTAAACATATTATATTATTTTATTATCCACTTGCAGTTGAACCAAATCCACTTTGTAATCCTGCAAAATTCGTTTTAGCTCTCGCATAGATTGTAGAACCGGTTTTATAATTTAACGTATTAGAACTATATGCAGTAAAAGTTGCTAATATAGATGAGAATCCACTATCAGATGCTATTTGTATATCATAAGAGAAGTTTGCAGTAATCGCTGTCGAACCAGGAGATACTACAGCTGAGTTAGTACTTAATGTTAATTGTTTGTATGCATTTCCTCCGATAGTTACACTTGCGATTGATATAGTTGGGTTAGTTGATATAGAATACCCCGCTAACGAATTTGCACCCTTATTGTGAGTAACGAATCCATTTACTATGTATGTATCCACATCTTCCACATCTATCGATACAACCTCTAATGTCGATGCCTGAACCTCATTAGCAATTATCTCTACTTCTTCTATACTATTTTCTCCTAATACTTTTATAAGTTTATCTCCAGGTTGTAATAATCCTAATGGTTTAAATTTATAAACTTCTTCATTCATATCCCAAACCATCATTGGATGTTCACCATTTCCCCTAACATCTCCTTTTGCAGTTCTTACAATATTCCATCTATCAACAAATGTATATGCCACATCTTTTACATAAGCAGGAACTAATATTCCTCCTGGTGTATAATATTCCCAATCGTAAAAGTTAAAATCATCCGCTGCGTTGAAGTGAGGAGGGTAATATGCTTTTACAACATCTTCTTCAACCAAATCCCCTGCTTTCTTAAATGTACCATCCCACATCTCAACCATTTCATCTAAATGTAAACATAAACCACTAGCTCCGGCATAATCATCTACATTGTAAATGGTTTTTGTCATAGCTACGTTATAGTTTGAAGCATGGTCATTATAAAGGTCTCTAAATGTTGCAGTTAAGGTTCTTGCAGTTGGTGCAGCTAAAGTAGATGAGTTACCTACAGCCGCAGCAGTTACAGATGGATTATATGGAGGTAGAGATTGAATTGTAAACTCTGCCCCCGCTGATAAACTCCATGTGAAGTTATTATATTGTGAACCTACTCTACTTAAGAATCTACTTCCCGCATTTGTAAAGTTCATATTATATGTTTCCGAAGTTGATTCCTTTACATAAGTGAATCCAGATATAGTTGAAGTTACCGCATCTATTGTAAAATCCGAAAATGCAATTGGACCGGTAGTTGTTCCTGCCGCAGTAGCAATGGAGTAGTTAGAAGTAGCCGTATTACCCGTTGCTGCTTTTAAATTCGATAATTCTAAATTGTCTCCCTGAACTCTAGGCATTATATAAGTTTGTTAATTGTTCCTTCCAATTTTGTTTGGTATCAAAACGTTGTGCTAATAAATATTT